AGCTTTGCGGTTGTCACACTACCATCAACAGGCGTAACAGCAGAGCCTGTATCACCCAGCGCAATGATGAAGTCTATCACATCGCCAGTGACCAAGTTCTCTGTAAACGTGATTGTTGATCCACTAATCGTAAACGCATCTCCAGCCGCCTGTATCACACCGTTTACGCTGACCAGAAGAGCATTGGCAGTCGCTGGCTTGTAAGCCGCACTGTTGTAGTTCAGCGTGTATGCCGCTTGACCATTGACTACAGTGATTGCGTCTAGTTTTTTAAACTGGCCTGTTAGGGGCTGAGTTCCTATATAAGGCATTTGATTACCCCGCTATCTCTGTTGCACTAATAAATGAAATACCACGCTCATAAACTTTATCGTCTGTGTCGGTAACTGTTCTATTCGTGTACCAAATATAAGTTGCGCTATTACCTTGATTTACTCCCACTTTATAGGTTATTGCGCTGGTTGTGGAAGGCGTATCAAAGTAACTATAAAACACACCTTCGGGGGTGCTGGCTTGATCTACTGAGTCATAAGAAGTATGTGTACTCATAAAAACACCAACATTTCTACTGCCTGCTGTAGCATGGCCTAGCTTTGTTGAGTCTCTATAAAAAAACCAATTCGAATTGTAAGAGACATTTTGGTTATTCCACTCACCAACTAATTGCGCTTCAAGTCTAATAATGCTGTTAGTTGATGTAGGAGTAATACTTACAGCTAAATGGTCCAATGACACATTACTTGCATCTGCACAAGAGGTGCTGGTTGTGCTTGTGTACTGTGTACGTTGAATTTGAATTATGCCGCCCGATGGAATACCGCTTGCCGCAACGCCACCATTTACAATTTTTGATAATGCCATTGCTTGCTCCTATGTATCCGCTATTTTCATAAATGAAAAATGTGTTCTTAAACTACTTGCGTTACCCCGAATTAAAGCTCCCGTATGCGTTTGATAAGAAAAAAACAATCTAAAAGTTGACGAATTAGTAACATCAAAAAAAGCAGTATGAACTAGATGAAAGTATGCTCCATTCCCTTTAGCGTTGGCATAAGCATTTGTGCGAGTGGTATAGTTAGAGCCACTATCAGTGCTTGTATTTATAAACAGCCCCATATAATCAGCATTTCCACTTGAATACGCAGACCATTCTGCATGAACTTGCCACTTACCTGTGCTTGGAAAAGTAAAAACACCAGAACTTTCAGTCATTCCAGTGCCAATTTTTTCCCACTCTGTAGCCCACCTCGCAAGATTAGAACTAAATGTACCAGATGAACTTCCTGAAATTGTTTCATTGTCAGTTTTATACCAAATATCTAGCTCTGTTATACCGTTGGCAAAGCCGCTAAACATCTTAGGTGAAGTTATATTAGCATCAGCAATTTTTGCTGTGGTTACAGCCCCATCATTAATACGAGCAGTGGTCACGCTGTCATCAGGCGGCACCACAGTTTGCAAAGCCTTGCCTTGATAGATAACGTAAAAGGAATCTGATGACGCCACGTTGCCTGTCATGGTCAGTGCATTGTCTGACACTGTGTAGGCTACACCAGCTTCCTGTCTGACGTTGTTTACAAACACCTCAATCTCTTGGGCGTTGGCTACAGCGTGTGCAAGTGTGTAACTTGCACCACCGTTACCAGTGATAACTTGCTTGTCCATAGAGGAGTAGCTGTTTGTTGTTTGATTACCTACATAACCCATGTGTCACCTATGTGCTAATCGCATCCACAGCAGACACCCACACATCGAGTGAGCTTGCTGTTGATGACCGAACAAACAATCTATCACCGCTTTGCACCACAAACTTTGCACCGCCATCAAGCAGTTGTAGCGCACCGCCAGCAGCAATGGGTGCGTCCTTAATAAGATAGTGTGCGCTGTCCATTGTTATGGTGTTGCCCATACCTTCACCATGCGCCACGCAGTAATAAATCAAAGAATCTGGTGTTGTGGATGATATAACAATAGTTGTCTTTGCCCCAGCCTGACCAGGGGTGCCAGTAGTCGTTACACCAGTTGTATAGCTTGAGCCACCAGCACCTGTTTTGAAAGCAAGCGTATGACCGCTGTTTGACGCATCAGACTGATCAAACACATATGTAAAGCCTCTATACAAAGTTATAGCTGGCTTGTTATTGCCACCAAGAACAAAAACATTAGAGCCGCCAACACTCGCCACAGTCACAGCGTAGGTGAAGTAATCACCAGTACCCCTGTCGATTGCGCTATCAGTTATAAACGCATCTACAGTTATTGCATTGGCGTTGGTGTTTGCCATATGAATGCCAACAATAGTATCAAAACTATCAAAATCTGAACCATCTGGTATATCTTGGGCTGTAGACCCAACCCCTGTCAGTTTGTATCTTCTAAAATTTTGTGCCATCTCAATCTCCTATAATGCGATAGCCATTGCGATAGCAAAGCCAGCAGAAGCTCCTGCCTCTATTGCTGTCCATTGTGTGTTTCCAAGGTCATAAACCTTGAGCTTGTTGTTGGTGGTGTCGTAATATAACGCCCCATCTATAAGCGCATTACCGTCATTATCAACAGTAGGATCAGATGACTTGCTGCCAAGATACTTGTCATCCAGACTATCAAAACTAGCAGCAGCTTGTTCTGCGTAATATTTGGCAGAAAATAAACTGCCATCTACTGTACCAGATGTATATGTTGCCCAGTCTTTTGCTGAATGTGCGCCAGATGAGCCACGATTAAGAGAGCCTACAGCATAACCCTTTGCAGAAAACTCACCGCCACTATCTACAGCAGTAGTAGCATTTGGTGATGAACCGCCACCTATTGCCCACTCTCTTGCAGAACCTGTTACAGATGTAACTCCTGTACCACCAACAGCCTGTGCTTTTGCAGAAAAGTCAGAAGTATTAGGCACTGGCCCATCTACTTTTATGGCATAGTTCTGTGCTTTAGTTGCATTGTCGGCAGCAGCACCAATAGCTGTTATGTTGGTTGCTACTGTATTGACATTACCAATAGAACCGCCAACCAAGTTAATGTTTGGTGCAGCAGTAGCAACTGTAGATAAATTGTTTGTAGGGGATATCTGACCAGCAACTAAATTTATATTAGTAACAGCAGCAGCAACACTGTTTATGCTTGTAACATTAGTAGAAACAGTACCAACACTTGCTATACTAGGTCCGGCTTCTGGCAATCCACTTGTAGCATTGAAAGCCAAAGTAGTACCTTTTCTTGTATCAAGATTAGGCAAGGTAAGAGAGGCTGCTGTATCAGAATCAGCAAGCTTCATAGTACGTCCAATTTTTGTTTCAAGCTCTTGCTCAATAGCAAAAATCTTATCTAGCTCAGTGTTTAAAGCAGATACATTGAAAGGACCAGAAGTAGGAAAGTCTGTTGTTCTTTCTACTGTAATGTCACGAAAGATAGTGTACTTAGTAGAAGAGTCACTATAAGTATCGCCAAGAGTGACATGACCACCAGAGAAACCATCATCAACAGAAACTCCTGTAACCGCAAAAGTTCCTGTGCCAGTTCCTCTAGTAAGCGTAGTATCCACACCTGATGTATTGGTAACAATAACATTTATGTCATCTAAGCTAAAAAAGGGGAAGTCTATAGTAAGCTGTGTGCTATTCGCAGTAACAGCTTGCGTATATTGCTTTCTCGCATCATTGTCTGCTATCGATATAGTAGCCATGCTATATTGTATCCCTTCTTAACTTACTGCTGTCTATTCACATTACCACCAAAAACCCCATCATATATTGGGTCTAGGTAGAACAAATTACCAGTTGGAAAGAAAAACCTAGCATTTTGCAGGGTGTCAGAACCTACATTAAAGTTTACAACATCACCCATAACATTAGCCATATTAAACAAATTACTGCCAGTAGGACCTGCTACAGCACCAGCTTTGGCTCCCATTGGTAATTGATACTGAGGCTGGTCTGTTAAAAATGGCCTCATACCTAGTTTATGATCACTAATTTTTTCCACCGCATTGTTTACGTCTGTAAACCAACCGCCAATACCAGACCTGTCAATCGCATTAATAAGCTTAGTTCCAGCATCTTCATTGGAATCTATACCGTATTGCGCTCTTTTAACTTCGTTAATAATACCAGCAAGACCAACAATTAAAAAAGCACCTTGCCAAAACGCACCATCTTTTTCCTGTAGACCAGCAGTAAGTAGACGAACCATAGCCCCCTGACCATAAGACTTAAACTGCGTCAACATTGAGCCAAACTCTGTAGATGTCCACAATGCTCTGTCACCAGCCCCAGGAGTGATAATAATACGTTCTACGTTTTGATTTAGAGCATTTCTAAATTTCAGACGCATAGTTGGATCAGTCCACGCTTCTGTATTAGGCAACCACTCTTTTCCTTCTTTTTGACCAAACTGACGTATAAGTTGTTGCATACGCATGTGGTCTTGCTCACCAATGCCATTTTTTAGAAACTTTTCTTGATCTGCTTTTTTCAGCTTAGACCACGGCTTCATTAGCCCTTCTGTCATTCTGAGCATAGTCATATTGCCAGCCATCTCTTTGAGAGCCTGATTCCATATATTTAGGCCATTAAACAAAAAGAACATTCCTGTTGCTTGGTTAAGCTTTCTTTCTAATGTAAAGCGAGAACCAAACAAATCACCTAAATCAGACATAGCATGGCTTCGTAAGCCAAGTGTTGCATCAACAGCAATAGCAGCTTGGTCTAACTCTTTTCTTCCCATCTGCTTAATAAGCTGTGCTTGATCATTGAATAATGTCTTAAACCCTTTGCCATAAGCATTTTCAAAACCTTCTACCATTACAAGTCTTGCAACATCAGGAACAGATGAGATGACCGCACTGCCCATACCAGCAAGTGTGTTGATAGACTTCATTACCCTTACAAATCGACTAGATAGAGCATGTGGGTCTTTGGATGCACCGTATGTACCACGAAGCCTGTCACGCAAACCACGAACATCACGAAGGTCAGCTTCCATAGCTTTTTCTAATCTATCAATATCGGCTTGATTTCTTGTTACACCCACTTTGCCGTAATCATCAAAATTTTTGTTAAAAACAACCACTTGGTCATGAGAAAAGGTTTCTTCTAATATTTGGTGCTTGCCACCCTTTCCCGTAACATTGGCGTATTCATCCATTATTTTTAGTGGTGAAAGCTTGCCTTTTGTAACTTGGTCAAAATCATCTAAGCCAAAGTTTATTGATATAGAATCATGCCCATTAGACTCTGCCCATTGGCGTAATTGCTTCATATATGACTGTCTTAAAGAGGCATATCTTCCGGCAACCTTATTGTACCCAGAGTCAAACTCAGCAAACCATTCATCTGTAAGTTTTTTGTTTTCAGATAAACTCTTGCCTGTGCCAAGGTTTTTTCTTTTTTCTGCCATAGAAGACATAAAATCATCATATGCTTTTTTTGCTGCCTTTAGCTCATCTGCGTTCAAACCTGCTTGCCTAAACAAAGCAATAAGTTCGTCATCAGATGTTATTTTTAGAGGATTCTTTAATGTAATATCTACTTCATCTACTTGGCGTCCAAACCTAGATGCAGTCTTTGCATTTGTAGCAAAGTAAAGCCCATCCCCTAATGCTGATTCCTCAAAGCTTACTTTACCTTTACCACCGCTACCTCTGTGTACTTTTATAGAAATACCTTGACCAGTAACTATACTGTCTATCTTTTCAGCAACCTTACCCATTAGCCTATTGTACTCTTGGGTAATGTCATCTATTACACCAGACATACTTACATCGCCATACTTACGAGTAAGCTCAATATCCATGCCCATAGTCTTTACATGGTGACGCAACAGTGTTTCTACATCATTCTCAAGAAACTCTTCAATTAACTCATCTGGTATTGCAAGAGTTCTAGCTTGTGCGCCTGATGGCGTTTTAACCCAATCAAGGCTATCAGCAGCACCATCTAAGTCTACATAAGGTCTTCTATGCGTTACTGTATCAAGAACATCATTAGCATAAGACTTTGCTGCACTAGCATCTAATCGCAGTGTAGTTCTGCCGTAAGTCTCAATGATTGATAAAAACCCTTGCTGATTATCCATAATCTTATCAATGCGATATATTCTTGGCAGATAACTATTTGCATTATTTGCTGTTACACCTTCTTCACGAAGTTTCTTTAACTTGGCTTGTAGCTCTGCTTTGACAGCTGGCTCTACAGCTTCATCTATTTGCTTTTGAAGTTCACGTTCAAATAGCCTAACTGACTCAGCTTCTTTCTTAATAAAATCAAATGTTTCTCTATATTTTTTCGCAGCTTGTGTTACAAAAGGGGATGCAGCGTCACCCATGTCATCTACATCACCTCTACGCATAGCCATAGCAACACGGTTTCTAAACTGAACTTCTCCTAATGCTTCATTACCACGAAGTTTGTCCTGAACTTTAGTTCTCATCATTGTTATTGCACGACCAGCATCTGACTTGGATATAGGTATATTTCTGTAAGCAAGATAAGCTTCATCAGAAGCTCTTACAGAATCAAGAAGCTTAGATAAATATGTAGTTCTAAAGGTTGTTTCTACAGATTGATCCATCTCAATGCCAAGGTCTCTAACCTTCTTCTGCATCATACCGCCAACATCAACCATGCCTACAGCTAAATTACGCACAAAAGGGTTCTCACTCTGAAGCATACGAATGGTTGGGTTCCATCCTAGTTTTTCTAAGCCAATACCAGTTTCTTCAAGTGCTTCTGTTTCCATTTGTGCATAAGCAGCTTGTCTTGCTCTTTCTGGGCTGACATTAGCACCAGCAGCACGATAGATACCTGTGTCTGGTTCTATAGGTACAAGTGATGAAGATGCTCTTAGTGGCTTACCAAAAGCAACAGCCAAAGAACCACCAAGCAAACTTGCTCCTGTAAGAATCAAAGCACTATGACTTGCATCTCTTTGTGTGTTTTGACTGTCAATTAACATTTGCTCTGGTGCTGTTAATGCGGCTGTAAATGTAGCACCACCTACAAATCTTCTGCTTCTATTTGCAGCTTGCATTATTTTGTAAGGAGCAATAGGGGCAAAAGTAGTAGGCGTTGCAAGGCCAGCAATGACTTGTTTGCTGACTGATGCTGTAGAAGATAATAAAGCCATATCTTCTGCGTCTTGCTGCATACGCTCATACATCATCATTGATTCTGCTGGTGATCCAGATTGACGGAATCTCCATAATCCATCACCACCGACCTTTTTCTTTAGCTCGTCATCTTCATAAGAACTATAACCTTCTACTGGCTTATACTTTGGGTCACTAGCTTCAATCATACGCATTAGAGATGGAACAAAGTTATTCTGCCTAAATGCAGCACCCCATATATCCCAGCCATCTTCATCAAATACATGATATTCATACTCTTCTGGGTCAGTAAGCTGTGAAGGGATACGCTCACCGTAAGTTTCCTGACCATTGCCATATAGCCCTGTGTAACCACCATATATCTCATCTGTAGAAGGCAGTGCCATTTCAGATTTTGTTGCTCTTGGTGGCTCAACAATAGGCTGTTTTTCTATTATTTCTTCTATAACAGGAAGAGTATTTGTTACTTCAGGTAGTATTGTTACTTCAGGTTCTGTTGGCATATCAACATCCCTGATAATTTCTTGAGGAGGTTGTGCTGGGTCTCTAGTGGGAACAGAACCTAAACCACCCTCTTCACCAGATATCATAGCTTCTTGTATGCCGTATTGTTTGTCTCTAGCTAACTCTCGTTCAAATTTTTTTTTTGATTCCACTTCTTCAGTGGTTAATCCAGCAACATAATAATTAGCTTCTAACTTTCGTCTAGAGTCATAATTATCTTTAAAATCTCTAAGGTTTTTTTCTGCTGCTGCCCAATCGTCATTTGTTACTTGACGCCAAAAATTAGGTGTTTCTGTTTCTAAGTTTCCATACTGGAAAGCTACAGATGCAATAACAGTTGCTTTATTTTTAGGAAGTTCAGAAAACTCTGAGCCAGTAGCATTTTTCCATCTTTTTGACAGTAATTCTGTAGCTTCTTTTTTTGAGAAGTCATTAATAATTTTGGATTCATCATTAGTAATTGTAAGGTTAGAAGCCATCTCATCTGCTTCAGCACCCTTGAAGCCAAGGAAAGGTTTGAGTTTTTCTACAATATTATCAGGCAGACCATCAAGGTCTGATAATCGTCTTGCACCTAAATCAAAACCACTAGCTATAGTAACTCCAGAATCACTTCCTGTTGGGTCAGGAACATACCCCTTTAATTTGTTGCCTTCACGTTCAGCAATAAAATCCCAATCAATATTACTCATACTACCATCCTAGCTGTCGCCAAACGTCAATCATACCCAAAAACTCTTTAGCCTCTTGTTCAGTAAGAGGAGCTTCGTTCATGTAGTTCATTCTATAACCACCAAAGATGTTGTTATATAAATTAACTAACCCCTGCAAACTAACATCTTTACGTCCACTTTCTATTCTTCTAAATGTAGAGTTTAAAATAGTTTGATCCATGATGCCTACAGCAGACCAAAACTTTTTGGCTCTATCAGTTTCAAGGGCAGTTAATGCTTGTGAATAAGCAGACTGACCAAGATTTATTCCATAAGCTTTTGTTTGCTTAAAATCATAAGTGTATGAATCTGTAAGATTATGAAGCTTACCGTAACTGTCTTTCATAACAACTGTATATGAAGGAGTTGCCCCATAGTTTTCATTAGCAATATAATGAAGAGTTGGAGCTGGACGTCCACCTGGAATTATTCCAGAAGGTGTTCCAACTAAAGCAAGCTCTTCTTTTACCCTAGCACCCATGCCGTCTAATAAATTACGATTATCAATTAAAAACCTGTCTTTAATGTCGTTATCAATATCTGCTGCTATTAAAGTAATTCCAGCATTGCCAACAGTGGCTTGTGCTTGTTTAAGAATAGGGTCTTGAACAAATTCTAACTCACCAGTTTCTGGATTTTCCTGAACACCCATTCTTTTGCCAATTTGACCCAAGACAGAACGCATAGTAGCTACTGGTTCAGCTTGTGGATACTTCATCAAATGACTTTTCCAAGCACCTTCTACAGCCATCTTAATATAAGGGTCTGCTATAAATGCACCTTCGATATTTCTTTGTCCAGCCCTAGCTGCCATTTGGTAAAGCATCTGATTATCTTCTGGGGATATATTTGGCTGAAAGAATTTGAAGAAACCCTTACCTTCTATAGCTTGAGCAAAAGTATCGTTAAACAAAGTATCTGCATCTGTTGCGCCATACTTGTCTGCGGCAAAGTTTGCTGTAGCACCACGATTCATGTTCTTTGTAAGCTGTGCAGCTTCTAGGGCAGTCTCAATTCCAACTCTATCTGCGCTACGCAAAAACTCTATAGTGTCCATATCAAGCTGTTGGTAAAATCTTGCTTGTATAAAATCTTCACGTTCTTCTGGAAACTTGGAACGGATAGCTGACATAGCTTGACCCATAACACGCATAGCTCTGTCTGCTGTTTCTGGTGTAGCAATAGCATTTTTAAATATAAGCTTGGCTTCTGGATGCAGTAAGCCATCTGTCATTACAGCAAAACCAGCTACCGCATCCATGCTTGCTTGAAATACAGACTCATCACTTGTTGTAAGGCTAAAGTCAAAAGCCTGACCATTAACAAATACTTTATCAAAACCCTTTGCTTCAGAAAGAGCATCAAGCTCTGCTGCATCTGGCATATAGCCGTTCATTGCTTTTTCTTCTGCTGTAGTAGCAAGACGCAACTTATCTTTACGTTCTGTATAAAGTTTGTCGTAAGCTTCTACTGCATTGATGTACTCTTTGCGAGTTGAGTAATATCCGTTTTCACCAATAATTCCATTTTTTTCCAGACCAGACATAAACATCTCATTAGAATAATATGCTGGTGTTTTGGCAAAACTGGACATAGGGCCAAGAGACATTTGTATAAACGCACCAGCTTGACCAATATCTTTGGTAAGATAATAGTTTTCTGCTTTGAGATAAGATGCTTGCGCTTCTCTTAACAACTTATGACTTTCTGGTCCTAACTGTCTTAATTCGGCTAATCTTGTAATCTCTTGCATAGCCGATAAAGTATTTTCTGCTGAAGTTACTTCTGGATTGTCAAGTTCAGCTTTGAGATTTGCATAAATGTCTTTATTTGAATTTGTAATTCTTTCGTTAAGAGATTTACTTGTGTCTCTTGATGTAGTGTATAAAGTGGCTTGCTGTGTACCATCTAAAGTATGTATTGCAGATTCAGGGTTAGAAAACTCTTGATTTATATCATAACCATCCATAATTATGGAACGATAAAAACCGCTATATACACTTGACCTAAACTTACGCTCTTCTTCGTTTTGTGCGCTTTGAATAGAAATTAACCCACTCATTGTAGAGTTGAGCAAAGCATCTACTTTTGATGCATCAATACCTTCTGTTTGTGAAGCTTGCAATTTTAAATCACGAATTAACTGGTAAGTAGCTGCTTCTCCATTAGCTGTAAAAGAACGCTCAACTGCGGCTTGTGCTGTACGAGACATAACTACAGTATTTTGCATATTTTCAAGCTGTAGAATTTGCTGGTCTGAGTAACCGTCTGCTTTAAGAGCTTCTTTTATCTGCTCCTGTTCAGCAGCTAACTCAGATATAAAAAGCTGCTGCCCTTCTTCTGGTAGATAATCATCATTAACTTTGCCAGCTACACCATGAACTCCAAGTTTAACTGCATTGGCTTTAAATGCGTCTAAGTTTTGCTGTATGTTATATTGCTTTGTTTCTAGCTGTTGTTGAGCCAAAGCTTTATTTTCAGCTATGGTATATTCAGCTACAGCTTTAGGAGCAAGAGAGGCATAAATATCTGGATCAAGTTTTTTTAAACTTTCCATATAGCCAGCCAGAGAACCTCTTATTGGGTCAGGGTCGTTTGGACTTTCAGATAACGCTTTTGCAGCAGCTATACGAATATCATTAGATGCGGCAGATGTATAACTTGTGACTGCGGCTCTTTTATAAGCATCTCTTACGCCTTGCTGTTCACCAGATGAATAAAGAGATATCTCTTTGCCGTAATTAAGATTTGTTAAAGGTACAAGGTTGTTATCTTGATCATAGGTAACACCAGCCGTTTTACCATCAATCTCTGCCTGACGAATTGCATCATTATATTCACGCTTTCTTATATCTGTTCCAATGCTCATAGCAGTCTGAGCAAGTTGGTCGTAAGAAGCAGCAGCTTGTTTAAAACCAGAAAGATTAGGTATTCCTGTTGGCTGCGCAAAAACTCTTTGTCCAGATGCTTTCTTAAAAGCCATTATGCTACACCTTTATTAATTGAATAAGCTGCGCCTGCTGTTTTTGCAAAACCTCCAAGCATAGCTGCCTTACCAGCGACCTTAGAACCAGCTGCACTAATCTCATATTTTCTGCGATTTGATTGTCCCATTAACCTAATATTAGAAATATCAGTTTTTGCTATTTTTATTTCATCAGTACGCAAAGCACTAACTGAAGCTGATGTGCCTAGAGCAACGCCCTGAGATGACATAGACGTTCCAAGAGAAGCAAGTTGTCTTCTTAGCTGTCTATTACGCTCTGCTTCTTGTTGATCTGCTTGAAGAGAGGCCATTTCAGCTTGTTCTTTGTAAGCTTCTGCTTCCATATCATAAGCGGCTTTTTGCTGTCTTGCGGCAGCAAGTCCTATAATGGCTGAAGCTACTTGCATTTCTACGCCCATTACACTTCTACCTCTAGCAATAGGCCATTGATTGTTAGCGGCAATGGCTGGTCTTGTGTTATTGTTACTGTACCTTCTTTACCCCAACCCAGTAAATACACTTCCTTACGCTCAGTAATTGGAGTTGGCTCAAGAGAAAAATCATCTGTAACTCGCCTTATAAGAATGCTTGTACCCTTTGTCTTAACATCAAGAGTTTCATTTAGATCAAGAACAGCACGAACCACTCTGCGCTTTTGACCTACAGATATACCGTCATTCAACTGAAACTCAGGAGGCAGTGTTGTAAGTTCTGGGGTATAGTTAAGCCCTATCTCAACGCTAGTTACAGCATCTGTTAAAGTAAGCTCACCACTTCCATTTGTTGTATAAGTACCCATAGAATAGTTACCAGACTTAACAACAACTTCAGTGTTGGGCAAATGAGCAACTGTCCAGTTCTTTGTTGCTGAACCAGTTTGCTTAGATGCAGAATCAGTGTGATATGTATTATCCAAAAGCTCTAAGGTTGTAACTGTAGAGCTATTTATAGTTCTTTCAACAATGGAATAAACTTGTCGGTTTACATTAACCAAATTCTTAAAACTGCCTTGTGTTGACCACTCACACCAACCCTGTAGCTGTTCTTTGCGAATCGACATAAACACAGGCATTTTGCCATCACTATTTAAAAGATAAAGATAAGCTTCTACTTGGTCCTGTGCTTCACGCTGAGAAACCATTTGAGACGGTACACCTATTATGTGTGGTGAAAGTAAAGTAAGTGCATCAGCATTATATGCTTGGCTTACATCAGAATAGACAAACTCTCTAACTGCTCCTTTAGACTTAGTAAGAAAAACCAAAGCACCGTCAAAGTCAGCAGCAACAACTTCTCCGCTACCATAAGAAGTTTGTTTTTTAACTGATATAGTAGACGGAGTAAGCGGTCTGTTTTCTGAAGTGGGGACAAATAATTCTTGCTCCGATGTAAATATAACTAGATGTCTAAATGAAGCCAAAGATTTGATTTCTGATATTTGATTTTCAGCTATTTGCACTTGTATTGATTCATCATCTAAACCAGTGCCAACATCAAAATTAAAAAACTCTCCGGCTTTAGACATAAATAAATGGTTAGGTAAGTCTTTTGAGCCACCAAATATTAATCTTTGATCATGAAATGTAACAGAACGAGCAAAACCTCTTTGACTGCAAAATACTTGCTCTTTCCATGTGTCTCTAGCATTAGTATTAGCTACGGCTGCACTAAAAGTTCCAGTTATCTGTGTACCTGATGTAAAGCCAGTAATATTAATATTAACAACAGTTCCGGCAGAATCTGTAAATTCTAGCTTATCACCAACGTCATTAGCTGTAAAAACAGAAGAGCTTGCTGTAAATGTTTGTGAGTTTGTATTCGAGTTTTGCGGAGTAATTGTAATAGATGGTGCAGAGAATCTATGATAAGGCTGTAAAGTTTTGCCATTAGATACATCAAAGGCATAATCAGTTCGAGAAAAAGTATCGACTGCTGTACGAGTAAGCTTTTGAATAGCCATGTCTTTATGAACAACAATCATTGTATCACCAGACTGAGATACTCTTAGCTCACCAATCATGGCAGTTGTCCAAGGACATCCTGTTATTGTCTGAGTAATTACTGTTGGTGCCGTGACATCTATTACTTCAAGTTTTGTATTTGAAAAAAGAATTATGTAAGCTTCATCTTCATCAAAGATATAAGCTTCAGACTGATAGGTTGTATTGGTTAATGTTTGAAGAAAACGAAAACCACCTCTACGCCTTATACCGCCCTGAGATAGCATACGAAAGTTACGGAGCTTCTTAGTTCCGTTTTTGTAAGCATTAGAGTCAACTCTTGAAGACAGTAAGGGCGTTAGCTCTCCTGACGTAAAGTTGGTATAGAACTGACGAAGCAGTGCCATTCATTATGTGCCTTCTATGTTTTGATAAATACCGTTACCAAGTCTGGCACGATGGTATCTGCTTAACCTTAGATTCTGGTTAGTTACCTGCTGTGAATCTCTGGCTTTTGCTCTTCTAAATTGGCCTTCTGCAAGCTGTGTATAAGACTGAGCAATATCTCCCTTTCGAGTAACAGATAAGGCAAAAACAGAAGCCAATCTAAATATAACCCACATAGTAAATGTAGGAGGCCAATGCTGAGTTTCTGGTCTAAACACATAATTCAAAACAACTGTGTCATCAACTTCTGCATTTATAAAAACATTTCTTTCATAAATATCATACTGTTGAGGGACATCTTCTATTGTAACAGTTTGAACCTGTATAACAGCAGGGCTAGTAGGCAATGCGTAAGCAGCATCCCATCTGTCTACGGGAACATCTGTAAGCCTAGATAATGTTTTTTGGCCTGTTGCAAAGTTCCATGTGTGCTGACCAAGGCAATCACTAACAACATCTTCAAATATTGTATTAGCAACAAGTGCTTCATCAGTATTATCTGTAAATGAAGTCAAAGGCTCTAGCCCGATCATGACCATAGCCTTTTGTGCAACTTCAATATCTGTAGATGGAGTTGTTGGCATTAGTAACCTCTACCGCCTTTACGCCCTTTTTTCTTTGTCTTCATTTTTCTTTCCTTTCTTAGCAGCTAGGATTTTCTTTTGAAGTGCTGGTGGAAGAGTCTTCTGTTGTTTGGTTAAACCATTGCCACCATTTTTACCCATTGTTTTTGACTCAGGGGGTCTTCCTTTTTTTGAACCGTAAGTTCCAGGACCCATAGGCATTATGTAACTCCCTTTCCAAGAGTGACACCCTTACCAAAAGTTACTTTATGGCCTTTGACCATTTTCGTTTTTAGTTTGGGTGAAGGGGCAGCTTTCACTGCCTCCTTCTTTGTAGGTTTCTTAGCCATTATCGGCTATCTGTTGCCAAGCTGACGACATCGCCTGTATCAACTGTGCCACCTGAGTTGCTCAAAACATTAACAATGCCAAAACCATTTGATGAGTTTACGAAGATAACATCTCCTACATTCATCTCTGATGAGGCTTCATTAAAGTAACCAGCAGTATCAATAGTGTTGCTATTGTCTGCTGTTGAGACATAGTGCCAAATGTGAAAGCCGTTGCCGCTGTAATTGACAAGAGAAAGATTTGCTTTTGCGAATGCCATAATTCTCTCCTAATTTTTCAGCTCAAGTTCAAAGCAACCTTCAGCATCGATTAAGGTCGCATTCATTTGCATTTTGTTCAATACAAAGTATGAATCCTTATCGTTGTGATATTGCATATTGGAACTTACATCTGCGCCAATAGCGTGACCAACAGAACCAGAATGATAAGCAAAACACTTCTTATGTGTTGTACCAGCAGCACCTGATCCATTTGTGCCATCTAAACCTGAGAACGGCATCCACATAAAGCCAAGCCAGTTTTTAGCTGTCATAGCATTTTTGAATGGCAGTTCAGCTTCTCCGACATAGTTTGTTCTTGAGAACTCATCAATGTCTAGTAGCTGTGACCACTGTTCCCAGCCGACAACAACATAACGCTGACCATCATCAGGAACACTGTTATTGCCAAAAAGCTCCATAAGACCGAAAGCCCAAGCCAATGTAATGCCATTAGATGTTTCGTTATGTGTTGAGGTTGTTGCATCCATAGCCGCAAGAATCAGGTCATCTGTCTTACGACCAAGTGCATAAGCACCTGACTGTTGAGCAACAAGCATTTCGTCATGGTTAATGCGTAGCTGATCTAAATCATCTATCCATTCACCTGCGAAAAAATCCTCAACGGTTACGGAAACATTTGTGTGTGCAATGTTCATAGGAGCGACATTACCGTGTCTCGCCTTGGACGTTGCAAAACCTTTACCGATTTTTTGAAACGTGGTTTTGTTCTTAACACCGTTCACTGTGCGAACAGTATTGCGAAGCTTTGACCCCATGCGCTGATACGCCATGTGGACACCAGATTCAAACTCCTCGATAAAGGAGGTAGAGATAGTTGGTGAAGCCATTTCACCCTCCTGTTAAGTTAAGTTTAGACTGTTCTATCTGGTTATCCATCAACGCAGGGTCCTAAGATTATCCATTGCTTTTGGGCCTTCTAGTAACATTACATTTTCACAACTTACCGCTTTAGAAAATTCACATTATCCATTGCGTCTGCTGTACTGAGCAAAACCCTGACGAACTCTTCCAATAAACGCAGGGTCTTTATCCTTCCAGTATTTCGGGTCGTTCTGCATTGCCCTTAAATCATCAAGGCTAAGAGCTTCCTGAAATTCTGTATCGGAAGTCATGTTGAACTGAGGCTGACCATTCAGTTCCATCAGTTCTTCAAATAGTTGAACCATACCAGCAGAAGCCGGGATATTAGCAAATACCTGATAAGCATCTTCACTGAGATTTTGATGCGCCCATGAATCTGCCCTTTCTAAACGCTTGTCAGCATACTCGCCAAGAGCTTCTGACTCCACATTCCAATCAGGGCCACGGGTAGCATCTACTTGTATATATTCATTCATAAGCCCATCAAATTCTTCTTGAGATAAACCGTATGAATGTGCTGTAGAGCGAAACCAATCTACCATAGGATCATCATCTGCTACAGAATACTCTATGCCTTCTGGGGCATTGAAGTTCAATTCATAGTCAGCAGGGCTAATAGGCGCACTGCTAGTAGCTTCCTCATTTAGTTCACCTACAATTTGATTTCGTAATTCTTCTTTGCGTGTATAAAACTTACGCTCTAGTTCCTGATAGCTATTTGCTAGTTCTTCTGGACGCTCAAACTTTTCTGGAAGCCAATCAGGTCTTTCTTGAGTAACTTCTTGAGGTTGCTCCGACTCTCCAGCCTGAACCTCTTCAGTTTGTACTTCTGCGTTTTCTTGTAGTTCTTCTGACATTAACAATCCCACTTCCTTAGTGCTTTGTTGATACGGCTGTTAGGGTCATTAGCCGTCTTTTTGGATGTAAGCTTCTTTTTCATACCCATCATACGCTTACAAAAACTCTTTCGTCTAGCTGCGGCTTTTGGCGAACGCTTTGCTTCTTTAGCAGATACAGGTCTCTTGATGTTCTTCCCCTGCCTACGAAGGCTTGCTCGGCCTTTTGCATTAAGACCTCCTTTTGGGTCTTTGCCTTCTTTACGTTGCCATGCTGGTGATTTAGCCATCTACGTTCTCGCATAAGTAGGTTTTTTGCCACCACCGCTAGGATTGGTAGCACGTTTACGTCTAACCGCTGCTGTCTTCTGTGCTTTAGTCATAGATGATGCTTTAGATGCTGGTACACATTTTGGGTACTTCCTACCATCACCCATTTTTCTACCGCACTTTGGATGACTTCCATCCTTGTTCTTGGTAGATATATCACGCCAATCTTCATTAAACCACTTGGTTAGACTCATGCGTATCTGCCGCCCATTTTCTTATACTGCTGAACAAGCTGGCCTGATGCGTATGCGCTAGGCCATTTCTTCACTCTTGCTTTTACCATAGCTTTTGCTTTTGCATATAACTTTGGGTTAGTTGGTTTACCAGCCATTACTTACCTACCTTCTTCATAGCCAACTTATGTGCTTGTGTGAATGTACTACCATCCATCATTTTCTTTGTCATAAATTCCATATGCTTCTTAGTATGATGCTCAGAGTGACGCTTCATTGTAGCTTTCTGTCTTTTTGTAAGTTCTTTAGTCATGTTGCTTTCTACCCTTTTCACATCTGGCCTTCATAACTGCAACTACCCATCTAGCACCTTCAGCGTGGGCTAGAGTTTCGATTCCAGTTCCCGCAGGATATATGTTATTCGTTGTGATCGACTCCAAGTATTGTAAAAAATCTTTTCCGATACCGCTGCCGAACAGACCATAGGCTTTACTATTAAGGTCTTCGTCAACTTCTTTGCGATACCCACGACCATCGATTGAGACATTTATTTTCTCCTTCATTGCGGCATTTGTCCTTGCTGCATTAATTGTTGCAACATTTGTACATTGTCTTTTACTTGGCTTTGTTCCGCTAGAAGCTCTTCTTTAATGCCAAACTTTTGTGCCAAGAAACGTATAACCATTTCCTGATTATACAGCACAGGAGTAATCTCAGGCCCGAAAGTGGATGCAACAGTTTGTTGGAATCTTACAAAGTCAGAAACGTCTTGTTGGTCTTGCGCTCTGAGCAGGGGAGAGACTGGCACAATACGCAATTCACGACCATCCACCTTCGGAATGTCCAACAGTCCCTGCTTTGTGTAGATATAAATCAGACGTTCTACCAGAGGCTGAAGGAACTCTTTTTGCATTCGACCAGCAACAGCACCCATATCACGAGCAACATCAGCAAGCCTTTCGGAAACTTCGGTGGCCGATAGTGGGGTTCGAGCATTCGGGCGAGTATCAAGTTCATCAATGAATAATGCCTTTCTCACATTACGTCTCATATCATCAATGACAAGTTGTGCTACGTCAAAACGACCAGCACTTTGCAAACTCTCTATGGAAGAGCCAGGGCTTCTAGGTATAAAAGTGCCGGGCTGTATCGTAATGTTATCAGGATTAAACACGCCATCATCATCGTAGACATAAGAACCAGCAATAGCCATTTCAGCATTTTCAAGAATCAACTGTACTGTTAAGTTTAATGTTTTAATCGCTGGCATTGCTTGTAATACAGGACCACGACCCCATACTTCAAAGCCAGATTTAGACCAGCGAGTTGTAATCCAAGGTTGAGAACCACGGCCCTTTAGCTTCTCTTTAATAAGAATACAGTTGTCTGTTTCTGAGATAAGGTAATAGGTATACTCATCCTTAAATTTGTCTTGTTCATCATAAACGGTAGCTTCAACAATTTTAGTTTTACGTTTAGGATTTCTTTTTTGCTCACTGGACATTTTCTCAGTGTACTTAGCTTTTGGATAACGGTGCTTAACCTCCGTAATATCCATATAGTCATTCCAACGAAACCAGTCTGACACACCATCCATGCGGCCCGGAAGCAAAGCCAAATTAGTAGGAGGTACAGATGAGAAGTGTAAATCACCTTGAAAGCGGCCTTCTTCACACAATAAGTTCATTGTGCCTATACCAAGGTCTTGTAAACCCTCGTGCATCTCAGCGTTAAAGTTTGAGTTACGTAAACCCTCGTGGAGTAAGTCTGTAATCTTATCTAACTCTTCTTGTAGACCAGAACCCATCATCTCTTTGGGAAACTCGGGGCCGGGCTGTAATCTGAAAGCACGACCATTTGGAGGAAAGAAACCAAGTTGTAAGCGACTAGCAAACTTAGGCAGGCCCACCACAGCAGTTTCGTCATAGATATTTTCTGTTCTACGAGATGCTTGAGATTCCTGATAGAAAGACTCACGATGAGGAAGAACGTAATCATATATCTCTTCCCATAAATCTGACCAAGACATCCAGCGAGACTTTGCCTTCTTGTATCGGTCCATAACCCTTTTTAATTCTTGCTCCTCATTAGAGCCAGATACTGCTGGGGCAAAGCTTGAGTCAGTGTACATATTAATACCTTATTGATTTACCTTTAGAGGGAGTAGTTCCCATGTTTCTTCTAAAACCTGTAAAGCCTTCTAACTCTTCACTTTGTAAAGACCTAGCTCCAAGAAGGTTGCTACGCTTCTTTCTTTCTTGATCTTCAGTTCTACGTTCTGATGCAATCTTGTCTTTCTCTGCTTGCTCTTTAGCGGCTTTTTCAGCAGCAATCTGTTCTTCAGATTTTTGAGGCATTTTAGGTTTTGAGAATACTGAACCCATCTGAGTCTCCTTGTTCTTTCTCGAAGATGTGCTGATGTCCTTGTCTACGCAATTCACAATAGAGTTGATAGGGTGTAATAATCCACCATTTATTTATTCCAAGAAAGTGTTTAACAAAAGAAACACAATAAAGCCAACGTGGAAAATATATAGCAGTTTTAGCCCCTGTTGCATCTACACAAGTAGCATACTCAATTAAAGAGCCGACAAGAATGTCTGATTCCTCTTCTTTGTAGGCATTAAAAACCATACTCTTACTAGCGCATTCTGCTTTTAGCCAAACTTTGGCTTTAGGGTCATAATCTACTATATAGCAGTGGTTAAAACCCTTACGCCAAAATGTAAACAATCTCCATGTGCCGTAGTTTTGGCTTTCGCAAAAACAAACAATCATAAACCAGCAACTCTTCTTCCTCTAGCTAATCTAGCTTTTCTCTGTCTGGACAAAGGTGAGCCAACCCTTTCAACGGTTGTATGGGAAGCGGACTTCCCTAAACCGTACACCACTCTCCGTCCTTCACCACCACCTAATAACGCATATTGTAAGGCGTCATGTATATGTGAGAACCGATTCTTGCTAGGCCGTTCATCATATCTCTCACTGCCCATATTATAAGTACGCTTGTATTGATAGCCACCCTCAAAGCCAGCAACCAGAACTGTGCAGCTAGGACTAATTTTCATTGACGGATAGCCATCTGTCATCCGATTAAGAACACCCTCAACCGCTTCAACACGCATAACAGCATCATTACTTGGTGCAGGATAAGCATTTATGCCTGCCGCCCTGAGTATCATAAAGGGCGTTTGCTCTGATGTCTGAGCCATCTGGTTACCAGCAGGATCACCTATAAACTTTAATGTGTGTTTTTCCCAGTCGTTTCTGCTGATTTCTCTTTTGAGGACTTCTGCGAACCGTCCAGCTCCCATATCTTGCCCGATGACCTCGTGGAAGACTGTCCAGCGTCCTGAGTGGAGCTGTTGTGTAAAGATTGCCGATGGCGTACGACCAAAGTCGATGCCGACAATAACTTCAATCCCATCAATCGGTTCGATTGGCGATGTAGCAACGTGACTCTCCTTTCTAAAGGATTGATAGACAGCCTTGCCATCCATAAGGGCTTGGTACTGATTTAGCACATAAACCTTAACCCATTGGGGCGTTTTGCCTAAAATTATCTTTTCATAGTAATCTGGCTGTATATTTGCTGTATTTTCTGCCTTTTTGTTCTTTTCGTAGCCTAAAAGCTGACCGTTTTCGTCTTTTTTCTCTTTCATAGCACCTTCTTGGGCATAAAACGTCCAATCATCGGGCTTTACAAGCAAAAGTTTTTCTTCTGAGGCCATATATTCGGGTGCTGGCACTTCACCAGCCATAATTCCCCACCAATGCGTCTCATCTGGGGAGTTTGTGTCCATAATTACCCCATACCAGCTAGGCCCACCGTCTCTCATAGACGGAAAACGACCACAACGCATGGTGCAAGCATCAACTATAGACTTTGGAAGCTCTCTGGCTTCGTTAAGCCAAACACCAGTTAATTCAAGAGATAATAGCTTTTTAACATCTTCTTGCTTGTCTAAAGCCAAAAATATGACTTCACATTCAACAGATGTCTTGTCGGCAAGAGAGAAGTTGACAAGATGTGTATATGGAGGAGACCACACAAACTTGCCAACTTCATCCCCGAACCAATCCCGCCACGTCTTAATAGTCGTGGTTTTCAGCTGGGGATTGGTGTTACGAATGACTGCCCATCTTGTTCTGCGTACCCCAGCAGAATTAGGGGCTTGATTGACAGCCTTCCGCATTATTTCCATGCAACACGTTACTGACTTACCAGAACCAACTGGGCCTCGTATTCCACGGACAAACGATTCATCCTTCATAAAAGCCCTAGCTATAGGGCCAGGGGGTTTATAGTCGAGATTCATACTGTTCTAATAAATCTTCTTTGACCCCTGCCAACCTGACTCTGACCAGCAAGTCTTCTTGATGCCCGAGAAAGTTCAGCAGTCTGTATTGGATCAATAATAGGCTCTTGAGGACGCTCTGCTTCAGGAGAATATGCGTCATCACCATTTTGACTAGCTGGTATAGACGGACCTTTACCTGACGATTTCCCAAACGCACTATGAGTGCCTCGGTAGGCTTGACGGTACTCATCAACAACACCTCTTCCGTATGAGCTTGTAACCCCACGACCAGAAGAAGCAGACCTTATAATACTACCGCTTTGGCTTCGAGCATAAATAGATTTGCCAGTTTCTTCTTCCTGAGATGTAATTGCCATCTCTTCTTTTCTTATACGCTCTTGTTCTGCTTGCCTTCTAGCAGCTTCCGCTTGCTCTCTTTGTTGCCTCCTGTTTGGGCCAGAACCTCTACCCCTGTACTGCAAACCAGTTTTTGAGTCAGATGCTGATGAACTCGACTCACCCATAACTACCTCCTATGGTAAAAAATATTTTGGCTCGTTGATGCTGTATGAAGTCTATTGCGTGTGCAATTCACCTTCTACGGAGTCCGTGTCAGTTTTTCAAGGCGGTCAACATACAACACCTGCTTATACATGGGACCCCTAGTCTACGTTGAAGTTTATTTGCACAGCCGTAGACGGAGTACGCACTACGTCCTGTCTAAATCCTGCCCTGTCCATCAGGTCCTTGGCAGCTTCCAGACGTACATACTGAGACTTGCTTCCCAGCAACTCACGCATAGTTGCCATCGCTTGTGTGGCGTCCCATCCCAAAGTCATCATAGCCAACTGCTGTCTATACTCTATAACATGCTGTTTTTTCAGCGTATTGTATGCCCAAGCTTTGTTTCTGCCCAGCTGCTGTGCTGCTTCACTCGCATTGCAACCGTTATGCAAGATAGCATGCACCAACTCTGCTTGGCTTTCCGTCAGTTTCTCGTTTCCAACTTGTGCAGCAGGAGCATGTTTCTCGATGTCTTCCATCGGAACAATCCCTGCTTTGTACTTCTCTTGTTGTGTAACGTTTGCTTTTGTCATATCCGTGGGCCAATCACTGCGTCTACGGACGATTATACATATCAATCCCAACTAGCTGTCAAGACACATTTTACGAAATTGGGGCTTTGTCGTCCGTTTTTCTTTTGTGTCGCTATCATTGAGCAAGCTCACGCTTGCATGTAATTCTATTGTCTCCTTCTCGGAGTGCGGCAACGTCTTGTCGTTGCATCACGCTGACTCCCTAAGCGGTCGTTGCAAGACGCGTTAGAGAAAGCCTAAGACTTGACGTGGCAAGTCTAAGTTTTCTTAGCTAACTTTGCTTGCGAGTCGTTTCTATGCACACATTGAGAACACACACACACGAGTTGTGATGATATCATGGAATGATGACTCTTCGAACACGAACCATTGCGGTAGGACGCAAGAGATGCAGTGGCTCTCTTCCGTCTGACCTTCACTATGTAAAGCATTTCTTTTGTCGTGGTTGTGCATAACCTGTCGCCGTACAGTAGTGCGGCTCTGCGTTCTGATAATCACAGTCTTTGTCTCGACAAAACAAATCCTTGACATTTCGCAACTCATAGTCGGCCCGTCTACATCATGCACAATCGTGTGTATGTGTTAGCCCTACGTCAAGGAGAACATCATGGGTTATTACAAGAACTTACAAATCGAACAAGCTGAAGAACATGTACCCACATGGGATACACATTCAGAGTTTGAAGAACTAGACTTTGTACAGTCTGAGATATCCGTAGCATTATCGAATGGTGACTATGACAGAGCAAAGCAACTAGCATCGCTCATCGACATCAACGTACAGTAAGCCAACTTAGGGGTAGGTGATTGTCATCTACCCCATTACGTCAAGGAGAATCAAATGCAATCATTATCAGAACAACTCAGAGAACAGTGCCAGCAACTACCACGGTTGCAGGACATCACGACAGAATATCTAGATGACATTGCACGACAGTTGCAGAACGAGACATTCTCAGAGCAAGCCAAGCAGTCATACGATGAAGCATGGCAACAGCATTACGCACAGCTTGAGACTGCTGCCATCATGTTTCATGGTGACGGTAACGACTTGACGTTGTGTTGCAAGCTCATCGACAGTCGCATTCGCAACCTCGAGTACGAGATGGAGTCACTTAAAAATTACGGTCTTAAGATCAAAGACAGCATCGCTGACCACGTTATCACTGACCCAGAGATTACAGTGCTTGAGCATCGCAGGCTTGTCGAGCTTCGTGACAAGCTCAGAGACCAGTACGCTTACATCAAGAACATGCACCATGTTCTACTCAACTCGGTTCGTCCAGAGATTGAGAGGCGCACTGGCTACACGATGGGCGTATACAAGTCACGCAAGGCACTTGACGCAGAGAAGAAAGCTCGTCAGTGGCGTCCAGTTAACAAGCGTGTCACTGCTGACCGCTGGCTGTCAATGTCCAAGCCGGAGCAACAAGCATATCTCAATCAGCACTGCAAAGAAGTCTAACACCAACAGGAGGCCTTGGCACAACGCCAGGGTCTCCACCTTTTTTTGTATGCCAACCAGAGGCTGAGAACGCCTCAGACGGAGTTTGTTATGATATTCTATCTTATTGCTGGCGTATTTGCAGGACTCGCCATTCTGTTTCTGTTAGCCAAGTTTGATTTCAAAAAAGTTCTTTGGCTTGATGTTCCTGTTGACATTATCTCAACCATGCTGTTGATTGTTATGTTTGCTGGCACTTTCGCTGGCATGATGGCCGCAGTGATAGGGGGGTGCTTAATTTCAGTAACTCTTCTTCTCACCAAGAAGGCTGTAGGTTACAAGAAGCCAAAGTGGAAAAAGTTTGGTTATGAATGGCAAGAAGTAAAGCCAAGATAACAAAGGAGATTGAGGTACTCACCGTCAGCTGCAGCAAGGTCGTTAGTAGTGCCACAGAGGGTCAGGTAACGTGATACCCTCACCAACCTCAACATAGCAAACGTAAGGAGAATACAGCTATGAATATTGCACAAATCACAGTATCAGGTAACGTGGGTGCAGACCCAGAGATTCGTATGGTCAACGACACAAAGGTTGCTAACCTGTCTGTTGCTGTCAACGAAGGATACACCAACAAGCAGGGTGAAAAGGTGGAGAAGACCCACTGGTATCGCCTCGAAGCTTGGGACGGTAGCAATGGCAAGGGCCTCGTGTCATCTGTCATTGAGCCGTATGTGAAGAAGGGCATCACTGTCTTTGCTCAAGGCTTCCCAATCATTGAGGAGTATGAGAAAGAAGGCGTGACACATCGCTCATTCAAAGTTAAACTTGCAGGCGCAGGGTCAACCTTCCGTCTTGCGGGGAAGGCTTCGGCTGAGGGTGGCTCTGCACCAGCCTCCAAGAATGACGCAGATGACGACATTCCATTCTAGGTCTCCAACAGTAGACACCTCTACTGCCTAGAATGGGGTACTGTGGCTGGCTGTATCGTCCTGTGCCGTTACATCGCAGGTGTCAGCCACAAACATCACAGCTCACAAAGCTCTGCAAAGTAACTGAGCTGTGAGGTAGCCTCATCGCTTGACCGTTTGACTTCTGCTAAGGTTAGGTTAAGTGATGGGGCTATTTTTGTGAAAGATTCACAGGAGGTTCACATGGAATCAATGGACACTATCGTAAATCCCAAAAGCCAAAAGCTTGAACTGGTTAAATCAGATATAGACCCAGACGGCTATAGCCATATCAATCGCCTCATTGACGCCTCAATGTTCACATTCGTACGCCTCTACGACAATGGAGATGGTGTGTACATCGATGACGAGGGTCTCTATGCAGAGCAGCGGCACTTCTGGATTCACCGTAACTATCCTCAACCCCTTGTAAACAAAGGATTATTTATGGGTATTGACGATG